AAATGGAGCACCAAGAAAATTACCTAAGTTAGATGTTATACTTGCGAATGTTTTGGGAGAAGAAAACAAGGATGGGAAAACAGCAGCAGAAGAAATAGTTGAAGCATTAAAGAGACAAGCAAAGGCAGGAAATGTTAAAGCATCACAACTGTTATTAGATAGAGGATGGGGAAAGATAAAAGAATCATTGGATATAACAACCGATGGTGAGAAGATAAATAAACCTTCAATACAAATTGAAATCATAACCAATGAAAGTAAAACAGGACTCAAGGAAGATTAATTTTGGTTCAAGGAAAAGAGGAAAGGCAAAAAAATCATTTAACAAGCACGATTCAAAGAATTCTGCTTATCATAAAAGAAACGCAAGCAGAAATGGGTAAACAACAAACAGTTAATTTCAAATTAAACGAATATCCCAACATTCAATTTGAAGCAGGGTCAATGGATAGACATACATTAAAAGGTTGTTTTCTTCTTGTTAAAGGATGTTTGGAAAGTTTGGATGAGAATCATAAGACCAATATGTTTAGGTTCAAGAAGGGGATGAATGGAACGATATCGAGGTTTCTAAATAACAATCTATTCTCAACAAATTATATTCAAACAGAATCCATCTCTGATTCATTTCAAATGACAGGTTTCTCATTTAGCACATTTGAGTTTACATTCTTTCCAAAGAAGAAACTATCTGTTAGTGAAATAACAACCAACCTCAATGTTTTAATTGAAGATATTTACAACGAACAAATCAAAGAGAATAAGATAATGAAGTTCCATAAGAATTTAAAAACAAAGAGAGATGGGAAAAAAAGATAAGGAACATAGAAAGAAAGTAGCCAAGAGAAACGAACAACTAAAAGGTCTTTGGAAAAAACTTTCAAAGAATGCTTGGGAAAAGCATGAAGAGTGGAAAAAACAAAAAGAATTAGATGGTCAAAATACAGACAACCAAAGTGTTCCAAGATTTAATATCACAGGACAAAAGGATTAATGTATTTCAAGGCTCATCGAGAGCATCAAAGACTTACAACATCTTAATCTATTGGATATACAGATTACTCCAAGAAGATAACAAGGTGTTGTCTATCGTGCGTAAAACCCTACCAGCACTCAAAGGTTCAGTACTCAGAGACCTCAAACAAATCTTACTTGACTTCAATGTCTATAACGAAAACGATTGGCATTCAGTTGATGGTTATTATCAATTGGGTACGAACTTAATAGAATGGTTTAGTGTTGATGATGAAACAAAATTGAGAGGTAGAAAAAGAGATTACTTATTTATCAACGAAGCAACAGAAGTTACCTATGATGAATACATCCAATTAGCACTGAGGACCTCTGATAGGATTGTAATGGACCTCAACCCATCACTTTGGAATAGTTGGATATATGATTTGGAAAACGAACCTGATGTATTTTATACGGTTGTAACATACAAAGACAATCCATTCCTATCACAATCACTAATAGATGAAATCGAAAAACTTAGAACAAAAGACAAGAACCTATGGCGTGTCTTTGGCGAAGGTCAGAAAGGTGTCCCCACTCGTGTTGTATTCTCACATCAACAATATTATTTTGAATTACCACTATCAGCAAAACTACTTGGATATGGTTGTGACTTTGGTTACAATGACCCCACCACTTTGGTAAAAGTTTATAGAGATGGGGATAACATTTATTGTGAGGAATTATTATACCTGAGGAATGTTACCATCCCTGATTTAATTTACAAGATAAAGGACTTGGGACTTAATTTAACGGATGATTTTATCTGTGATAGTGCTAACCCTCAAGCAATCTCTGAGATGTCAAGGTCGGGGATAAATGCAAAGCCAGTAAAGAAGGACACCATCCTGTCAGGTATAGACCAAATCAAACGTAGCAATTTCTTTATCCATTCCAATTCACAAAACCTTATAGAAGAATTAAACTCTTATGTATGGAAGAACGATAAGAACGGAAACAACTTGGATGAACCAGAAGATAAGAATAACCACTTAATAGATGCAATCAGATATGTCCTTCAAATGAAGATGATGAGGAACACTGGTGTCTATGTTTATTAAAGTGGGAACATAAAAGAAAAGATATTTATTATTAGTATGACTATAACAAGCAAATCAAAAAAGTTTGAAGTAAGCGAGCCCACCATCAAAGAGTTTTGTGATGTAATGAAACTCAAAGATATTTTAAGTGAAGATGAATTAAATGTAAGATTGATTGAGAAGGTAACAGGTATGTCTCACGAAGATGTAATGGACATGGATGCTTCAACCATACAAAAGATTGGGTCAGTATTATTTGCCCACTACAACAAAGAATCAAAGAAACTAACTCAATCATTTGAGTTGAACGGAATCACATATAAGTTTATGGATGTTAACACCATATCGTTTGGTCAGTTCGTTGATATCGATACATTCTTAAAGAAGGATGAAGGATATAGAATTGCTAACCTAAATGAGTTGATGGCGTATATGTATTGTGAAGAAGGAACAAAGTATTCAGAATCCAATTTCAAGAAGAGAATAGAATCAATGTTGGACGCCCCATCTCACATAGTTGAGGGAGCACTTTTTTTTTTATTAAATTTAGAGAGGGGGTTGTACGAAATTATGGAACTCTCTTCAAGGAGTCCGATAATGTTTCAGATGATGAGGCTGAGAATGGCTTTTCAAAGTTTTGGGGATACTACCAAATTATCTCGTTTCTTGCTGAAGACAAAGTTTGGCAGATTGACTTTGTTACTTCTTTGGGTCTTACTTCTGCCCTTAATCATTTGTCTTACCTTACTGACCTCAATAACGAGAAAGAAAGGATAATGAAAGAACAACAAAGAAATAATAGATGAGTTTAATACCTACTTCAATATTTGGATTAACTTGGTGGAACCAGTATAGTAATCCATCATTTCTTAATTTATCTGGCTCAGATATATTAAGTGTTATTGATGGTATTAACGCAACAACATATTTTCAAACTCAATCGGGTAATAGAGTTCAATTTCAAAATGGTATTTATTCTTCAACCACAGTAAACACAAGTGGTGGAACTCTTAATATTGCCCAAAGTAAAATGTCATCTCTGAATGGACAATATTCAGGGACAACGGATTATACAATCTTTTCAAGATATCTTTATAGTGGTAGTAGTGGTGAAAGTGTTATAACATCAAGTGATGCTGGTGGGGGTTCGCCAAACGGAGAATTATATGATGGAAGTTTTGTTCCTTATAGATGGTTTCAAAATAAAATTGCCGGTAGTAATATTGAGTTTAACGTTTGGGCTGACCCAAATACTGCAAATGGTTTTGTTAACTTTAATGTTCCATTTACAGCAAATACTTGGATAAACCAAGCATTTAGAGTATATCAAGATGGACCAGATTATAAAATTGAATTATGGATTAACGATGTTTTAATCAATAGTAATTCAACAGTTTACACATCAGTACCTCCTGTATTAAATCCTGGTATAGTTGTGGCGTCACAATTTCAGGGGAGTATAGCAGAACAGTTTTGGTTCAATAAGAAATTGGATAGCACGGAGTTAACAGATATGTTTGTTTATCTTAGAGACAAATATGACTTCTCTCCAATAACCCCTACACCTACACCAACTGTTACACAAACCCCAACGATACCATTAACACCAACACAAACCCCTACTAACACAGGAACTCCAACAGAAACTCCGACAAATACTCCTACACCATCTATAACTCCATCTGTATCTGTATCATCATTACCAAGTAGTGGGATTAACTTTAAGAAGATTATACAGGACTATCAGAAATTAGCCGACTCACACAAACAAATTAATTCATTTGGTTCAGGTAACTCAGACCAATTATCTTATAAGACAACGACAAGAGACAAAGAATTAAATACAACATTCAATCCTCCAATCTATCCTTTGTTATTTGTTATCCCATCAAAGGTTGAAAACAATTTGGAATATAAGACTTGGGATTTTAATACAATCGTTGCTGATGTTCTTGAAAGAGATTTGGCTAACCAAGTTGATATCACATCAGACACATTACAAATATTACAAGACGTAATCTCTCAATGGAGATTATCTGTTAGTGCTAGATTCGGTGACTATTATACCGATTACTTTGTAGATGATGAAGTTCCATGCACACCGTTCTTAGAAAAAGAAGATGATATGTTAAATGGTTGGAATGGTGTTATTAGAATTAAAACAATGACCCCACTCAATAGATGTGCAGCAGCGTATCTACCATTTACAGGAAGTCCAATACAACACGTTAACGGAATCAACCTTAAAACATTCTATGAGGACTTTAAGTTATTAGCAGACCACCACAAACAATTAAACTCATTTGGGTTTGGTTCAGTTGGGGATTTCCAATACTTAAATCAAACAAGAGACAAAGAAGAGAACACAACATTTAATCCACCAATATATCCATTACTCTATGTCGTACCGAATGATGTTAGACAGAAGTTCAACTACATGGAATATAGTTTTGATATTATTGTTGCTGATGTTGTTGAAAGAAGTTTATTAAACCAAACAGATTTATTAAGTGATACAAATCAAATACTTGATGATATCATTTCTCAGTTTAGATTATCTGTTACTCAATCATTGGGGAACTTTAACGCAGAATACTATTTGGATAATCCAATTGTCTGCACACCGTTCTTGGAACAATACGATGATATGTTGGGTGGATGGACCGCAACATTAAACATTCAAGTAATGACCCCACTTGATAGATGTGATGCTGCGTTTGAATCATTTATCACACCAACACCAACGGTTACTCCAACATCTACATCAACTCCTACACCGACACCATCTATCACTCCGACAAATACTGAAACACCAACAAATACACCAACACCTACTAATACAGAAACCCCAACTCAAACACCAACACCTACCAATACTCAGACACCAACAAATACACCTACACCTACTAATACTGAGACTCCGACTAACACACCAACTCCAAGTGTTACTCAGACAATGACACCAACCAATACAAACACTCCAACAACTACAACAACATTAACATCTACACCAACGCCAAGTGTTACTAATACACCATCAGTTACTCAAACAAACACACCAACTCCTACTCGGACACCATACCCAACACCTGTGTATTATTATTATAATATTGAACCTTGTAGTGGTGGGACTGGACCATATAATAAGATTAGGTCACAGGATGTAATAGTTCCTATTGGTTCGTCTGTGAC